TTAACTGCTAGTTCAGCTATTATCACTGATGCAAATAAAGCAGTAGATGAAATTATTATAGGAAATAGTACAACAGTTGGTGGCGGAATTAAATTAAATGAAGGTACTAATAACGGTACTGATGCTGTTACAATTAAAGCTCCAAATAATTTAGCTGCAAGTTATACATTAACTTTACCACCAGATGATGGAACTATTGGTCAGTTTTTAAAGACAGACGGTTCTGGTAATTTAGCCTTTGAAACTGTTTTCTCTAATTTTACAATTACAGGTGATACAGGCACAGATACATTTAATACAAATGAAACTTTAGATTTTCAAGGTAACTCACAAGTTGTAACTGCTGTTACAAATAATCAAGTATCATTTTCAATTGCTAATAGTTCAATTGGCACAACACAGTTAACAGATGCTGGTGTTACAAACGCAAAATTAGCAAATTCTACAATCACATTAGGTAGTTCAACATTAACTTTAGGCTCAACAACAACTGATATTGCAGGTATTACATCTTTAGTAGTAGATGACATTACAATTAATGGCCAATCAATTACAACTACTGCTTCAAATAAAGATATTACCTTAACTCCTCACGGAACAGGTACAGTTGTAGTTCCAGCAGGTTATGAAGGCCGTGCAGGATTTACAGCACAATCTTTAGTTAACAAATCTTACGTTGATGCAATTGCTGAAGGACTACACGTTCACGCTTCTGTTAAAGCAGCTACAACTGATACACTTGCTACATTGACAGGAGGTACAGTTACATACGATAATGGTACTTCAGGTGTCGGTGCAACTTTAACATTACAAAATGCTTTAACAACTTTAGATACAACATATACAGTTCAAACAGGCGATAGAATTTTAGTTAAGAACCAAGCAAACACTGCTCATAATGGTATCTATACAATAAACGCTGCAAAAACTATATTAACAAGAGCTATAGATTTTGATACAATTGCAGAAGTAGCTTCAGGAGATTTCTTATTTGTACAAGAAGGTGCTATAAACAGCAATAATGGTTTTGTACAAACAGAAGTTACAACAGCAATTGGTACAAGTGCTATTTTATTTGAACAATTTTCAGGTGCCGGCCAAATCGTAGCAGGTGCTGCTTTATCAAAAACTGGTAATCAATTAGATGTAAATGTAGATGATAGTTCAATACAAGTTACTGGTGATTCTTTAAATGTAAAAGCATTAGGTATTACAAATGCTATGTTAGCAGGTTCTATTACAAGAAGCAAACTTGCAAATCCATTTATAAGATTAGCAGATGAATCTTCTACTTTAGGACAAGTTTTCTTAGAAGATACTTTAGAATTTTTAGCAGGCGAAGGAATTAATACAACAGTATCACAAAATAGAATAACAATATCAGGAGAATTAGCAACTTCAGCAAACGCAGGTGTTGCCTTTTTCCCTACTGCAAACTTTTTAGTAACAAGTGGTTCAGTAGCAATAACAACAATAGACGGAGGAACATATTAATGATATTTTTAACTTGGCATTTAATTGCAATACTTACAGTTATGGCTGCATCCTTTTTAATAGGATACAGTGTAGGTAAAAAACAAGATAGAAGAAATTACAATTATATTGATAGATTAAAAAATTTATTTAAATAATAATTTATTATGACAACTGTATTTAAACCAAAACGTTCAGAAGTAGCGGCTTCTGTACCTACAACAGGTCAATTAGAAGTTGGTGAAATAGCACTTAATATAACTGACGGTAAATTTTTTACTAAAACTTCTAGTAATATAGTAAAAGAAGTAGGAGGTGCTGGTGCAATTACACTTCAAGGTGTTACAAATAATGGTGCTATTTCTACTAACGATATTGTGTTAAATGGTGCAAATTTAGTATTTGAAGGAAGTATTGAAAACGCTTTTGAAACAATTTTAAGAGTTGATGAACCTACAGGTGATAGAACAATAACTTTACCAAATCAAAGCGGAACAGTGGCGATGGTTGATGATGCATTAGCATTATCAATTGTTTTCGGAGGATAAATTAAAAAATGGCTAGTACTTTTAAAAATGCAGGTATGACAGTTGGCACTAATGATAATTCCAGTGCTAATCTATACACTGCTACAGGTGTTACGGCCGTTATACACGCTCTGTATATATCAAATAAAAGTTCAACAAACACAGCAAATGTTGATGTAAAGGTAACAACTGATGGAGGAACAACTTTTAGAACATTGGGTAAAGGATTGTCTATAAGTCCTGAAACAACATTAATAATGGATAAACCAATAAATTTAGAAACAAATGATATAATAAGAGTTATAGCTGATTTTAATGTTGATTCTTCTTCTCCTGAAATTGACGCTTTTGCAAGTATTTTGGAAATCTCTTAACAAAAGATATAATATGTATAAATATATAAAAACAGAAATTTTTTAAAAAATGGCTTACATAGGTGCACCAATAGCAGATACTAAAACTTTTACAGAAGAATACGCTTTTCATGGTTTGAAAAAAGATAGTTCTGGTCTTTTGACATATACTAAAGTTTTAATGGCTTCTGATGATTCTGTGTCTGTGACTGAAGGAGACGGAATAGCTTATGGTGGATTGGAAGATTTACAAATTAATTTAGATAAAAATGGAGACAATAATAATTTAACATTAAAAGGTATAACACCTGATACTGTTCTTGCTTATGAAAATGATATAGGCAAAAGATCATACGATCAAATTAGATTTGATGAAAATAAATTATTTTATTATATGAATGAACAAGGATATTTAGTTGCTAGATATTTAAAAAATTTTATTTACGAAAGCCAAACAGGCGCAACAAGAAATTGGAGATCATAAAAAATGGCAGACTTTGTATTAGGTAGACTTAAATTTAATTGGAGAGGTAATTGGGCTATATCTACATCATATATAAAAGATGATATAGTAAAATACGGTGCTAACACATATACTTGTTTAGTAAATCATACTTCATCAAGTTCAATTTCAGGATTTTATACAAATTTATCAGCAGGCAATTGGTCTTTACATTCAGAAGGTTTAAATTTTGCTGGCGATTGGACAGCAGCTACATTTTACAAATTAAATGATTTAGTTAAATTTGGCGCATATCAATATCGTTGTATTTTACAACACACATCAGGTGGAACTTTTTCTATAGGTTCAAACTGGTCAGTTTATACTGAAGGATTCCAATTTGAAGATTCTTACAGTTCAGGAACACAATATCAAGATGGTGACGTAGTAACTTATGGAGGATATGCTTACATTTTTGTAAATTCTACTCCTGCTACAGGCAGTACACCATCAGCAGCTTCTTCTGATTGGGATTTATTAGCGCCAGGATTTACAGCTACAGGAGATTATTCAGCAGGTACGGCTTATAAAACAGGACAGACAATTAATTTTGGAGGTTGGGCTTATGTTTGCGTAACTGATACTTCTGCAGGACAAAATCCATATACTCATTCAGCTAAGTGGGTAAAAGTTAATGAAGGATTTAAACATAGAGGAACTTTTTCATCAGGAACAACTTATTTTAAAGGAGAAGTTGTAGAATATTTAACAAGTTCATATGTAGCTAAAGAACATAATTTATTAAATATTTTACCTACAGACACAAATAACTGGCAAATTATTGCTTTTGGTGATACAGCAGCAGTAATGGAAGAACAAGGAGATTTAATTTCCAGAAATGCTTCAATACCTATAAGATTGCCAATAGGATCTAAAGGATCAATTTTAACAACTAATTCATCAGGTTCTGAACCTGCTTGGGGTATTGCTGCCGGCACTGTAAACAAATTTGTTTCTTTAAAAGGAAATGATTCAAATCCTGGTACAGAACAATTACCATATAAAACAATTTCATATGCATTATCACAAGTTAACAAAAATAGTGTTTTAGCTTATACAGTAAATTCTGGAGGCACTGGAGGTGCAGCTGGAATTTATAACAACGTACCTTCAACATCAAGTGGATCAGGAACAGGAGCTACTTTCAAAGTCACAACTGATGGTTCTTCAGTTCCAACAGTTACATCTGTTATAGTATTAAATAACGGAACTAACTATGCTACAGGTAATACTATAACTATAGATGGAGCTAATTTAGGAGGTTCTAGTAATTTAGTTTTAACAATTACAAATATATCTGTTGGAGATGTAATTAATTTAGATTCAGGAATTTTTAAAGAAAATCTACCACTAAGAGTTCCTGCTAATACAACCATAAAAGGTTCAGGATTAAGAAGTACGTTTATTTCTCCTAATAGTGGTAATTCAACTACAATTGCAACAGTTACAGTTTCATCAGGCGGTGTAGGAGGTTCTAATGGAACATATAATTATATACACCAACTTTCAACTAGCGGTTCAGGTAATGGTGCTGTTTTTAATATCACTAAATCAGGCGGTTCTGTAACAGCTGTAACAGTATATCACGGAGGTTATGGATATGCAACTGCAAACACAATTACAATAGACAATTCACTTTTAGGTGGAGGAACTAATTTAGTACTATCAGTTGCTAGTTTAGAATCTAATACTTCCACATATATGTTTTTGGTGAATAATAATACAAATTTAAAAGATTTTTCAACTTCAGGATTAACAGGTTTACCAACACACACTGGAGGAGTACTAGGTGCTCCAGTAATTTCTTTAGATCCTGAAGGAGCAATTACTACTGCATCTCCTTACATTCAAAATAGTACTTCAACATCTAATAATGCTATTGGTATAAAAATAGATGGTAATTTACATTCAACAGGAAATAAATCTATTGTTGCAAACGATTACACAATGATTAATTCGGACGGTATTGGTGTTTTTGCTCTAGGTGGTGGTCGTGGAGAAATGGTTTCAGTTTTTACATATTACAATGCAAAATCATTTTATGCTTTATCAGGAGGATTTATAAGATGTTTAAACTGTTCGTCAGCATATGGAGAACAAGGCGCTGTAGCTGAAGGAACACTTGCAACTGAAACACCTATTGTAGTTCAATCAAGAGGAAAAACTTTAGCTTATCAACCAGCATCAGTAAGTGGAGCTGGTATATCAAATTTTGCAGTAGGTGATACTTTAGTAGGAAATACATCAGGCGCTACAGGAACAATCATTAGAGTTAATACAAGTGCTGACAGAATCACATTAGATCCAGCAGGAACTTTTACTCAAAATGAAACTGTTACTGTAACAAAAACAAATTCAACGACATATACTTTTCAAGTTAAAGATAATGCAGCTGCAGTAGTAAATGGCCAAATAGGATTTTTAATTGAAATAGATTCTACTGATGTTACATTTTTAGATCAAGCAGCAGAAGTTAAACCAGGAGATAATGTTATATTTGCTGGTAGTTCTCAATACTACTCAGTTACAGCCGTAACAAATGAAGATACTACTAATAGACGTGTTACATTAAGAGTAAATCCTGAAGTAGCTTCAGGTAATGCAATTGCAAATAATACTACTACAACTATAACTCGTAAATATTCTAACGTAAGATTAACAGGACATGATTTCTTAGATATAGGAACTGGTGATATTATTACAACTAATTATCCTGGAGTACCTACACAAGCAGCAGATCAAAATGATGAAGTAGTAACTACTGATGGAGGTAGAGTTTATTTTACTTCAACAGACCAATCAGGAGATTTTAGAGTAGGAGATTTATTCCGTATTCAACAATCTACAGGTATTGCAACTTTAAATGCTGACGCTTTCGATCTTTCAGGATTAACAGAATTACAATTAGGTTCTATTGGTGCTCAATTAGGAGCTACAATTAATGAATTTTCTACTGACGGTACTATGGGTGGAAATTCAAATCTTGCTGTTCCAACAGAAGCAGCAGTTGTAACTTATTTAACATCTTCATTAACAGGAGTTGTTCCTCTAGTAAATAATACTTATGATATAGGAACTTCATCATTTAAATGGAAAGACATTTACATGAATGGTGCTTTAAAAATGGGAGGCACTTCAAGTGGTACAAACACTATTTCTTCGGATGTTACAACAGGCACAGTTAATTTATTTACTGGCTTAACAACAGGTACTATCAATATAGGAAGTGCAAATGCTGGTACTATAGATATAAAAGCTACAAAAACAGGAACCAGTACAACATCAGCAGCTTTGGTAATAAGAGGAGGTTTAGGAGTAGTAGGAGCAACAAATACTGGTGGTGATATAACTTCTTCAGGTGTTGTTACAGGAAATTCATTAGTTTCTACAACAACAATAGCTGGTGGTGGAAATATAACTGGAAACGGAAATTTAGATTTAGGTGGTTCAGCAGGTAGCACACGTGAAATAATTTCAGGCGTAACTACAGGAACAGTAAACGCTTTCACAGGTCTTACGACAGGAACTTTAAATGTGGGTTCAGGATCAGGTGGTAAAGTTTCAATCGCATTTAATACTGAAGCAACTTCATCAACAGTAGGAGCTCTAGTCGTAAATGGAGGTATAGCTTCAGGAGCTAACATTTATAGTGGTGGTGCTATAAATGATGTAAAAGGTGAAATACGAACTATACCTATAAATTCTCAATCCACAGGTTATACTTTAGTAGCAGCAGACCATGGTAAATTTATAAGCATTACCACAGGTGGAGTAACAGTTCCATCAGGAGTATTTTCAGTAGGTCAAAACGTATCAATCTACAATAATTCAGCTTCCTCTCAAACTATAACACAAGGGGGTGGCGTTACTCTTAGAAGTGCAGGTACATCAAGCACAGGAAATAGAACATTAGCTTTAAGAGGATTTGCTACAATTGTTTGTGTAGCATCTAACGAATTTGTTATTAATGGTGGAGGATTAAGTTAAACTTAATGATTTATCATGGGAATATATAATCTATTAGCCGGTTCAGCAGGTTTTACTCCATTACAAGCTACTGGTGGTTCTTTAACGACTCAGGTAATAAGCGGACAAACTTATAATGTACATTCATTTACTTCCGATGGTACTTTTACAGTAACTCAAAGAGGAAAAGGCACAGTAGAAGTTTTTATGTGGGGTGCTGGAGGAGGCGCAGGAGGAAGATCAAGAGGAGGAGGCGGAGGAGCTTTTGCATCAAATACTGCTTTGTCAGTAACTACTCAACCATACAACGTTTATGTTGGTGGAGGAGGATCTAATGGTAATGGTGGTTGTGTTCAAGGAGCAAGAGGCTCGCCTGGTTCAGGATTTGGAAGAGGTGGATTTGGATGGGGAGCAGGTTTTGGTGGATGTTCTTGCAGTGGCGGAGGCGGTGCTGGTGGAACTTTTGTTTTTAGTTCTCCCGGAGGAACTAACACTGGAGAACCTATTGTAGCCGCTGGCGGAGGCGGTGGAGGCGGAGGAGCTGAAAACGGACAAGGCGGTTCAGGTGGTGGCGGTGGTAGAAATGGAGACAGTGGAGACCGAAACAGTGGTGGATCAGCTGGAAATCAAGGTGGTTATGATGGTCAAGATGGCGGAAATGCTGGAGGAGATCAAAGTGGTTCTGGAGGAGGCGGAGGCGGTTATCGTGGAGGCGCTTACGGAAATCTTCCTAACTCAGACGGTTGTGGTGGCGGAGGTGGAGGCGGAGGTTCAAGTTTAGGAGCAACAGTAACTAACGGAACTACCAACGGTGCTGCAGGCAATTCAGGAGGAGAATACAATGGAGGAAGTTTTGGTAGTGCTAATGGTCAAAATGGAAAATGTGTTATTAGATATCCTATAACACCATAAAATTTATGTCAAATATACTAATTAAAGCAAATTTAACGAACAATCAAATATCATTTGTAATTCCTAATATAAATCCAAATGAACTTTTTTGGAATATTACACATTTTCATATTTCATTTCCAAATGATACTTCTCAATTTACAGAATTTAATTATTTAAATTTTTTATTAAAAGTAAAAAAAATTAATTCAGATAACACTGAAACTTTATTAATTGATAAACAATATCCTCAGTGGGGAATGAATTATGTAAATTATGATACTACACAACAATTTTTAGAAAGTGAAACTCTAAATTTAATACCTTCAACAGAATATAAAATTGAATTTTCTTACACAAATGCAACACAAACGTTTAGCAATTCTACTAATTTTAGTACACCTGCTATTCCAGGATTTGAAGAACAATTTTTAGTTTATCATCCAGATTTAAATTCCCTTGAACCAGAAGAAGTAGAACGATTAATTGATAGTGCTAGAAATCCTGAAATTTCACCGAATACCATACCTTAATTTTTTATAAATATTTTAAATTATGAAAATTGATAATGAAACTTTAAAAAAACTAGTAGTACCATTACCTAAAGACAGCGAAGTAAAAAGTCCTTATTCAAAAGAAGATTCTTTAGAAATTTTAGATAGAGATGCAAGATTAAAAATTTGCAATAGTTGTGAATTTTTAAGTTCTATAAAATTCTGTAAAAAATGTAAATGTTTTATGCCTGTGAAAACTTATTTTAAAAAATTAAAATGTCCTATAGATAAATGGTAATAATTTATGCATGATATAAAATCATTAACTTTTGAAGAACATAAAGCTGCTGAAAATCAACCTTTTGTAAAAACTTTAATGTCTGGCCAAATACAACCAGACTTATATGCCACATATCTATATAATCTATTGCAGTGTTATTCAACACTAGAAAAGTATGCCTTTGAAAACGGCCTGTTTAGACAAACTCCTGGCCTTGACAGAGCTCAAAAAATAGACCACGATTTTCGTTCACTATGGAACAAACCAGAAAAACCTCACATCACAGATAGCACATTAAGATACGTTTATCACTTAGATACAATTAAAAGTGATGCTGAAAAATTATATGCACATATCTACGTAAGACATATGGGTGATTTATATGGTGGGCAAATGATTAAAAGAAAAACACCTGGCCCTAATACATATCTTGTTTTTTTAAAACCGGAAGAAACAAAAAGAGTAGTAAGAGAGTTAATAAATAACTATATGAACACGTATCAAATAAACGTGGTTGCTGAAGCTAAATTATGTTTTGGATATGCTACTGAATTATTTGAAGAAATGAATAAAATAAATGATGATAAAAACTTGGTTTCCAGTTAGTATATATTCAGCTGAAAATTTATTTACAGAAAAAGATAATAAAAATTTCATAAAAGAAATATTTAAAATTAAAAAAACTACAAAAAAAGGTGGCAATAATTGGAACTCAGATGTTTATAATACACTAGAAAGTTTTGATTTAAGAAATAATACTTTATTAAGTAAGGTTTGTAATGTAGTTGAAGAACAAACAAATATTTTTGCAAAAAAATTAAATTCTTTTTATGACTATAAAGTTAATGAATCTTGGTTTAACTTTTATAACAAAGGAGATTTTCAGGAACCTCACTTTCATGCCAACTCTATTTTCAGTGCTGTTTATTTTTTTGCAAATCCTAAAAATTCAGGTAGATTAATTTTTACTAGTCCTACTGAACCTGATATGTTACCTATGAAAAATATTAAACAATATAGCGATTTAAATTTTGTAAATTGTAATTACGATCCTCCTGAAAGATCAATAATAATTTTTAGATCATATATACAACATATGGTAGAAAAATGTAATAATTCGTCGCCAAGGATAACAGGAGCTTTTAATTTATTATGATTTGGGAAAATCTTATACAGTGCAAGAATAATATTATAGATATACTTGATTTAAATTGTACAGAATACTTTGAAGAAGGTATGACACGATTTAATAAAGAAGGCTGGGTTAACCGTACCTGGAAAAATGATAACATAAGACGAGCACACATTGATGTCGTTGATGCAAGAGATACTAAAGGTTTATGGATGATGCACGTTTGTTTATTTCCTGGCCTTACAAATGGTGGCCCAATATATGGATTTGATGTAATAGCAGGTAAGAATAAAGTAACGGGTGCATTCCACGATTTTTCACCATTACTTAAAAAAGAACACCCATTAACGAATTGGTTTATCAATGAAACAAAATGGTATAAACCGAGTAAAGAGAGAGAGTTACCAGATTGGGCAAAGGCCATCTTTAGTGGTGGTATGATTGCTGCTGGTAATATACAAACAGAAGAAGAATTGTTCCAAGTCACAACAATGGCCGAAAGTAATTTACATAATTACTTAGATAAAATAAGTGATTTTAAAAATGATTCAAAACAAGAAGATGTTATAACAGCACAAAATTACTACTGTGAATATCAACAACAAAACCCACATACTCCTAAAGTAATGTTATCTCTAGGATTAAATGAAGAAGATGTAATGGTGTTTAATAAACACCATCTTTTTCCGAAGATAAATATAACTAACGAGGATTTGAAATGAAATATTTAATTACACTATTGATGTTTATATCATCAATCACTTATGCTGACGATAAAGTTAAAATATCAGACTTAGAAAAAAGAATTAGTCAATTAGAATCAAACAAACTATCAATACCTAAAGGCCTTTTTATAACAGGTGAAGTTGAAGGTTATTATGATGACCGTACTTATGATAGTGGTTTAGATACAAGAGCAGAATTACAAATAGGCATTACACATAAGTTTAATAATCATTATGTAAATTGGACTGGAGCTTCAATGTTATATGATACTTATTATTCACTAGATACTACTTTAAATAATACGGTACAAGAAAAACAAATGGGATTTGGTAATGACTATTACAGATTATATCTTGGTGAAACGGATGCACAAAGATTAGGTTTTGCAAAGACAGCAAAAATAGGTGCACCATTAATTATTACACAAACAAATTCAAGGTTAGACCATAGAGAGAAAACAGTTCTTGCTGTTGGTGGTTTTAATTGGGACGAACAATTTGATTTTGATTCATATAGATTAAGAAATGATTTACCATTAGGTTTAGTTGTAGGTTGGGATAATGAGAGAGATGCTTTATATACAGGTGCAACTGTAGGACTCTTTGGTTATGCTGATTTATCTTATATGCAAATTAAAAATCCAAAAAGTTCAACAAGTGTTTCTAGTTTTAATGAAAGAACACAACAAGGCTGGTCATTAGGTGGTAGTTTATATCGTTGGGATATTCCTTTAATATGGGGTGCAGAAGTTTGGGACGATAAAGATACTGGTTTTGCCGACAAGAACAGATATGACTATGGTGTGTTGTATAGTTTTAATGAAAAGATTTATGGTACTGTTCATAGAACAGAAAATGATGACCTAGGATTTACAGGTAACTATTACGGACTTGTTTATAATATACATACAGAAGATGATAAACATAAACGACCAGATAAAAGAGCTGGCCTAGAGTTTGGTTTATATTATCACGATAAAGAACAAACTTCAGTGTTTACAGGTGTATATAAAGATTATAACCCTCAATTATTAGCGACAATACGATATAAGTTCTAATCCTATTATTATAAATAGTAGAGATTATGGCAACTCCAGCAACACGAGAAACACTTAAACAATATGCTTTAAGAGCATTAGGTAAACCAGTTATAGAAATTAACGCTGATGACGACCAGTTAGAAGATAGACTGGACGAAGCCTTACAATTTTATGCTCAATATCACTATGATGGTATTAGACGAACATATTTAAAATATCAAGTTACAGAAACAGATAAAGCCAGATTACAAGCATCTTTAGGTTCAACAGAAACGGCCACTAAAAATTCCGTTTCATCTACTTGGTATGAAGGAAGCAATTTCTTAGTAGTTCCTGAAACCGTTATTGGTGTAACTAATATATTTCCATTTTCAGATAAAGCTAGTATGAATATGTTTGACGTAAGATACCAATTACGTTTAAATGACCTTTATGATTTTGCTTCAACATCTATTATTAATTATGATATGGTGTTAAGACATTTAGATTTCTTAGATCAAATATTAGTAGGTATAAAACCTATACGATTTCAACAACACGATAATCGTTTATATATTGATATGGATTGGGTACACGATTTAGAAGTTGGAGAATTTTTAATTATAGACTGTTATCGTAAATTAGATCCAACAACATACACAGACGTATTTAATGACCAATGGTTAAAAAGATACGTTACGGCATTATTTAAAAAACAATGGGGAGCTAATCTAAGTAAATTTGACGGAGTAACTATGATTGGCGGAGTTAAATTAAATGGTGAAAAAATTTATACTGATGCAATTACAGACGTTGAAAAATTAGAAAAAGAAATTAGAGATAGTTTTGAATTAGCACCAGCATTTTTAGTAGGTTAATACTATGCCAGTAAATCATTATTTTCAAGGCGGCCAAGGTATTGGCAATCAAGCTGAAAAAACACTTTACGAAGATTTAATTGTAGAAGGCCTAAAGATATATGGCCACGATGTCTATTATTTACCACGAACACTTGTCAATAGAGATTTAATATTAGGTGAAGATACATCAAGTAAGTTTGATGACAGTTATATGATTGAAATGTATTTTGAAACAACTGAAGGATTTGCAGGTCAAAGAGAATTAATTAATAAGTTTGGATTAGAAATAAGAGAAGATACAACGTTTGTTATTGCTAAAAGAAGTTGGCAAAATCAAGTAGATAATCCAATGACACAGATTGTAGAAGGCCGTCCTAATGAAGGAGATATTATATATTTTCCTTTAATGAATAGTTTTTTTGAAATACAGTTTGTAGAAGATCAAGAGCCATTTTTTCAATTAGGTAATCTACCAGTTTATAAATTAAGAGTAACACGTTGGGAGTATAGTTCAGAAGAATTAAATACAGGTATTGCAGAAATAGATGATAAAGAAACTCAATACTCTTTAAATCTACTAAACAATAGATTTACTTTAGAAAATGAAACTGGTTCTTTGCAATTAGAAGAAGATCAATCATCAGGTCAACCAAATTTCTTTTTAAATGAAGAAGCAACTACAACAACAGTGGCCACTCAATCTACTTACGCACAAAATTTAGATTTAGATACAGAAGCTGGCTTTGATACACAGTCTGTAACTGATGATATATTAGACTTTACAGAAAGAAACCCATTTGGAGAAATTGACTAATGTTTGGTAATTTTTTTTACAACGAAGGAATGAGAAAGATAATAATTGCATTTGGTCAATTATTTAATAACATAGTTATTCAATCAACTTCAAGCACAGGTGCTGTAACTAAAAGAATAAAAGTACCTTTAGCTTATGCACCAAAAGAAAAATTTTTAGTTAGACTTGACCAAAAACCAGATTTAGATGATCGTAGTTTTGCTGTTACGTTGCCTAGATTAGGATTTGAAATTTCAGGTTTAGCTTACGACGCTACTAGAAAATTAACAAGAGTTCAGAAATTCAAAAAAGTTAAAGCTGGTGAATCAGGAGAAGTTCATAATTTTAATTATGTTCCTGTGCCTTATAATATAAGTTTAAATCTATATGCTTTTACAGCTACAGCTGAAAATGGTTTACAGATCGTAGAACAGATATTACCATTCTTTCAACCTGATTACACAATTACAGTAAATGTTTTACCAGAGATGAATATAAAAAGAGATGTGCCTATAATTTTAAATAACATATCTTATGAAGATAGTTACTCTGGTGATTTTACGACTCGTAGGGCCGTTATATATACCTTAAACTTTACTGCCAAAACATATTTGTTTGGGCCTATGTCCAATCAAGGTGTTATTAAAACTGTACAATCAGATATTTACACTGATACGGATTTAACTACGGCAAAAAGAGAAGAAAGAATTGTGGTAGTACCTGACCCTACTACAGCTGATGCTGATGATGATTTTGGATTTACAACAACAATTACTTCTTTCACTGATAGTAAGAAGTATAACCCCGTGACTGATACTGATGTTTAATTATGACAAAACTAGAAGATAAAGTAAACGAGATACTTGGCATAGAACCTGATAATAAACCTACTTTAGAATCTTTAGTTAAGGTAGAAAATCCTTCAGTTCCTAGAATAGAAGATACTAACAAGTCTGATATAGATAACGATTACAAATATAGTAGAGATAATTATTACGACCTTATTCAAAAAGGCCAAGAAGCAATTGAAGGCATATTAGAAATTGCAAAAGAAGGACAACATCCAAGAGCATATGAAGTAGCAGGCCAATTAATTACTAACGTTGCACAAACAGTAGATAAGTTACAAGACTTACAAAAAAAATTAAAAGATTTAAAAAATCTACCTAAGACTACAAATCAGAATATTAAAAATGCTTTGTTTGTAGGTTCTACAGCTGAATTACAAAAAATGTTGAAAAAAGAAAATGAAAATATTAAAAGCACAATCATTAAATCCGAAGAAACAGATATTTCAGATAAGTGATTTAACTTATATAGATAGAATGACTCCTTTAAAGGAGTTATTAAATGGAGAAAATATGATAGAACCTATTGAAATATTAAAACATGATACATATATGCCTCCAGTTAACTGTAAAGGTGAAGTATTAATAGATTATAAAAATCAAAGAAGTGGAGCTAGTGGTACTAGTTTTAAAGAAAAAAAATATAGTGTATGGAAAGGCAGTCAACGAATACAGGCCGCAATACGATTAGGTTACACACATATTGAAGGAATTATAATTAATGAGTGAAGTTTATCTAGGTAATCCAAATTTAAAAAAAGTAAACGTACCTGTAGAGTTTACACAAGAACAAATTTTAGAGTTTGAAAAATGTTCTAAAGACCCTTTGTACTTTATACAAAACTATGTAAAGATAGTATCGCTTGATGAAGGTTTAGTACCATTTAAAATGTATAACTTTCAAAAAGAAATGATTGGTACAATGCATAGTAATCGTTTTACTATTTGCAAGTTACCTAGACAGTCTGGTAAATCAACAACAATTGTTTCTTATCTATTACATTATGCATTGTTTAATCCTAATACAAACATTGCCATACTTGCAAACAAATCATCTACAGCAAGAGATATATTAGGCCGTTTACAATTGGCCTATGAAAATATACCAAAGTTTTTACAACAAGGTGTATTAAACTGGAATAAAGGTAATATAGAATTAGAGAATGGCAGTAAAGTTGTTGCGGCCGCTACATCTTCAAGTGCAATTCGAGGAGGTTCTTATAATATCATATTCTTAGATGAGTTTGCTTTCGTACCTGCAACTATCGCCGAACAATTTTTTAGTTCAGTATTTCCTACAATATCATCTGGTAAAAATACTAAAATGATTATAGTATCTACTCCACACGGAATGAATATGTATTATAAGTTATGGACTGATGCCGTAAATAAACAAAACGATTATATTCCTATAGATGTACATTGGTCAGAAGTTCCAGGTCGAGATGAAAAATGGAAAGAGAATACAATACGAAATACAAGTCCTGAACAATTCCAACAGGAGTTTGAATGTGAATTTTTAGGTTCAATAGATACACTTATTAGTCCTACAAAAATTAAATCTACACCTTATATTAAACCTTTACAGTCACAAGGTGGTTTAGATATATTTGAAAGGCCAGATAAAAACAAAATGTATGTTTGTACTGTTGACGTGTCAAGAGGTATTGCAAAAGATTATTCTGCTTTTATTATTTTTGACGTAACACAAATGCCATATAGGGTTGTTGCAAAATACCGTAACAACGAAATTAAACCTTTAGTTTTTCCTAATGTAATAGAACAAACAGTAAAAGGATATAATCACGCTCACACGTTGGTTGAGGTAAATGATTTAGGTGGCCAAATATCAGACGCATTACAATTTGATTTAGAATACGATAATTTATTAATGACTACACAAAGAGGTAGAGCTGGTCAGATGTTAGGCACGGCCTTTAGTGGTAGAGGTAGTCAGTTGGGTATTCGTATGACTAAACAAATTAAAAAGATAGGTTGTTCTAATTTAAAAACAATTATAGAATCAGACAAGATTGTTATTAATGATTTTAATATTATAGAAGAAATGTCAACTTTTTCCAGACGACATAACTCTTGGATGGCAGAAGAAGGTTGCAATGATGATCTAATGACGTGTCTTATTATATTTGGATGGTTATCAAATCAACCATATTTCAAAGAATTAAGTAATTCAGATGTACGTTCTAAACTATATGAAGATCAGGCCAATATTATAGAACAAGATATGGCGCCTTTTGGTTTTATAGATGACGGTATTATGAGAGAAAATGAAGAACCTTTTAAAGATGAATATGGAGAAACGTGGCATCCAGTAGTCAGAAAAGGTGAATAATATGTACAAAATACGCATTTTATAAATAGATGTATATGAAATTTTGACTATGGGCGTATGAATAATACGACAGTTGGACTATATGAAACAATTAGCTAATTTATAAAAAGGAGAAAACCGAAATGGCATTTCAAGTATCACCAGGTGTTCTCGTACAGGAAAGAGACCTAACAAGAATTATTCCAGCAGTATCAACATCAGTTGGTGCTTTCGCAGGAGAATTTAGAAAAGGTCCTTTAGATGAAATCATAACGGTTTCTAGCGAACAAGAGTTAGTAGAAACGTTTGGTAAGCCAGACTCAAATAACTTTGAGGATTTTTTTAGTGCTGCCAATTTCTTACAATACTCTAACGCATTAAGAGTAGTACGAGCACAAAATTCTTCAATAGCAAACGCAGTTGCTTCAGGCAGCTCATTTGTTATTAAGAACGAAACAGATTATTTAAATAACTTTGCAACAGGCCAAGGATCAGTTGGCGAGTGGGCTGCTAGAACAGCAGGCGCTTGGGGAAACAATTTACTTGTTTCTATATGTCCTTCAGCAGCTGCATATGAAACAACAGTAGTAACAACATTAGCTTCAACTCCAGCAGTTGGAGATACACAAGTAACAGTTACAAGTGGAACAAATATCGCCATAGGTGATATTATTAATTTTTCTACTACAGCTGGTACAAGTGATTATGACGATGGTCATGAGTATAGAGTTACAGCAAAAGCATCAAATCTTATAACTATTGTAAGACATCCTTCAGGTACAGGTGGATTACAAAGATTATTAGTAAACGGTTGTAATATTAGACGTAGATGGAGATTCTACGATCAAGTTGCTGGCGCTCCAGGAACTTCGCCATACGCTACTTCAAAAGGTGGATCAAATGATGAAATCCACGTAATAGTAGTAGATGAAGATGGTGGA